GTTTGGCAGTATCCTTCTGCCCTCGCGGCTCGAAGTAGGGGTCAACCGGGTCTCCAATCCAGTTGCTCCTACGACTCGCCTTGAGTACGCTCGCCTTGGACGCTCCTTCAAGGCGGCGCTTCCTCCAGATCTCCATCACCGGCTCCGGGACGAAGCTGCCTAAACCAGCTTTCGGGACTTCCCCGAGATATTCGTCCTGGTGCTTGTCGTCATACGGACCCCGTAGGAAATCCGTCATGACTTCGAAGACCGGTCCGGACTTCATGATCTGCGCTTCCATCGTGATTTGTTCTAGCACCGAAATCTTGAATCTTTCAGCTACGATGGCGCGACTCGTGTCAGAAGGCTGTGGGGGCTTCTTTAGCCACGTATCTCTCTCCTTGTGCGCTTTCTCAATGAACTGTATCTTCCAGGAGTCCGTCTCAGACAGAGCGCTCACATGGTCGATAGCCTTGGTCAAAAAGCAAACGCGATGGGCCAACGCCCCAACGATGGGGGCGTCATGGTAGAGGTACGCATAGGACATGGCCTTTGCACGAATGAGGGCAGCTGCGACGCTTTTCTTGGAATCACGAAACTTCGGCGGCAGCAGGAAAAAGTTGCGGAGTACTTTGGCGGGATCGGGTAAAACCACCAACTCACTGGGATCACAGATCAGAGAACAAAATTTCGCCTCATCGAAGCTCGGGTGCCAAACCGGCTTCAGGCGTAAACCCAGTCGCTCTGCGGTGACCTTCATCTTCGCCGCTTCCTCTTCCTCACAGGCTGTGATTCCATCGTCTCCCTCAACCAGAACGTCAACGTCATCCGTCCGGTCGAGTTGGGCTTCGATACTCTCGTCGATGCTAACGAAAGTTTGGAGAAACATCATGATTATGAGGTTGAGCAGCCCGTTGGAGCTGCTCGTCCACAAAACTCCCGACATGAGTTTCTCATCTACGGTCGCCGTCAAGGTCGAAAATTCGGAAGTATTGGTGCCTAGCATCATTCTGGATACAAGTCTCTTGAGGGCGGGAGGACAGGAGTAACCGCGCAGCATATGCATCATCCAAAAGTGCACAACTTTCAGAAATACGCCTTGGTGGTGTGCCTCCATGCTCGTGAAGTCCGTTTCAGCAACTCCAAGACGGCCGAAGAGATCCCGTAACTTCTCTGGCCATGTCTTTGGGTCCGAACCTTTCACGAAATAACCCGAGGCGAACGTGGCTTTGTCAACCGCATGAATCCAGTTGCCAAGAAGGACTTTAGTCATGTCGCTCGGGCTATTGATGGCTCTCGCGTACTTGGGCTCAGACCAGCCCTCGCGCTTAATGAAAGCCTCCGAATTCACCATCTCCTTGAGCCGCGGAGGTCGGCAGGAATGTGAATCAATACTCGCTCGGAGCCTCCTTAGAGCCTTGCGCCTAGATCCTGAGTAGCTTGTCTGATCCAGCCACTGATCGAAGGTAAGCATATGCTCCGGCGCGAACGTCTCAGGCATGGGTGGAAATAGTTTTAAGATCAATTTCTTACCGAATTCGAGGAAACGTTGTTGGAGCACTGCGTCACCGAGGGGCATATCGCAACCGTATCGGTGTACTACGGAAGCGATTTGGTTCGCACAACTTCGGAGGCTAGGCGTGATGGGTAGCGGAGCGAGGCGACCTGTTGATACATCTATCATCCGATATTCGCCTACGAACCCAACTATGTCCCGATCCAACAGGCTCATGCATGATCCGCGCACGAGAATACTCGTGGACGGATGCGCGTCATGCATCAGCTTATCGAAGTCGAAATCTCCCACCACGTAGCCCCACAGCGGGATCACGCCTGCTGTGGGGCCACCCGGTTTAAATTGCCATGACACATGGCAGATTTGCTCCGGGCCTCGAACCATGGCGCACCACGGGCTCCTTCGTCCACGGCGTTGAGCGGTACATTCAAAGATTTATCTCGATTGTAGTTCGTAACCGCTGTGCGGACGTCAGCAACAACATTGCCGAGGGTTCCCCTGTGGCTCTCTAGCGCCTTCGTCACGTTCACTTCCACGGTGCGGCGTTCATCGGTAGAATATGACATACCTTCACGGTAGTCGTAATACTCACCAATCACTGCCGCCACGGCATGCGGTACATTCCAGTTCAGGAGCGCGGGATGATTGTATTCTATGAAGAACATGTCGCTCTCGTGATCCATGATCTCGGCGATGACCTGCTTGTCTTGGAAGGTTGTATTCATGTAGAACGTGATCTCTTTCTCGACCAGCGTGCCGTACACCGCATCTCCCTTCAACTTGCCCTCCTTGGCAGTATGACCGCGGCGGTCCTCGGGGTACGGATCGATGTGGATGTTCTCAAAGAGAACTTCCCTCACGACCAGCACCTCCTCATGACCACGCCAGGTAAGAAGGTTCACGGCGCTGCGCGACAGCCTTGAAGCTGCCGCGTAGATCGGCACGAAGCCGGCGACGTAGAGGACGTCTTTGGCGCGGTGGGCGAACTTGGCATCGCGGGCCGCCTTCACGGCCAGCCATTTGAGGCGCTTCGCAATGTTCGCACACTCACAGATGTCCGGACGCGTGATGAAGCGTCGGAAATCGTGATACTTGCTGGAAAGAGGCCGCCCGGGATTGGGATCGAAACCCAGTATCCAGTGGCCGAACCTCTCAACGTGACGGAAGGTTTCCCAATGCCCGTCCACGAAAGATCGCAGAGCCATCCACTTGAACTTCCCCGGGTACGGAGCCGTCGGCCCTACAAGCGGGCAAGTCTCGTGGGATCCAAACTGCAGTGCAGCGATCTTCCTCCAGTACGCACCTAGGGCCTTGAGGACCCTGCCCTCGGCTCTGCCGAGAAGGCACCACAACCCGTACATGGCCCCTAGACAAAGCGAAATTGTCACGACCATCTCGGTTGCCGGCGCGATTCTCCGCTTCGGCCTTTTGAGCATCCCACGACGCCGAGCTTCAGCTTCGGCGCCGTCCACCGTACGCAAAGCTTCCGGCACGTTGCGTGTAGCACGCAACATACCGCCTGCTTCAGCGTTTTGGTAGTAGATCACGGGATCTGGGGTGACGTCAACTACCGTCGGCTGGAAAGCCGGTCTTGGAGGCGGTGCCGGGGCTGCGGCTGGTGCCGCCGCTGGCGCTGGCCCTGGGGGCGGCGCAACAGCGGCTGGAACTGCAGCAGCGGCCGGACGTGGAGGGTTTTGTTGGCCTCCCTGCTTCGGTCTCGGCCTCGGGTGGTCATCACCCTCCGTGATTGACCCGTGGGAGCTGGCTATCGCGGTGTCTCGGGGCCGACAACATTCCGAACACACAGCGTTGCTCACCACGATGCCTGTGAGAGCGTAGGCGGATGCGTAGGCGTGACAGGTCTCGCAATAGACGTCGTCACCCTCGCTAATCTCACCATGCGAAGAAGCAATGCGCTGCAGGCGCGGGCCGATGCCATACATTATGCGGCAGACAACATCACGACAGGCCAGAGCTTCAGCGGCCTTCTTCGTCTTTGCTTGGTTGCTTGCCACAACGCTGCCAATGCGGGCGACGGACGTGAAAATACGTTGATGGTCCGGACCGCTATGGGTCGTGGTGATTGACATCTCTTTCCCCAGCTTGTTCGCTAGCTCAACAAAGGCTCCCCTGGCGTTTTCGAGCAGGTCGGTTCCGAGGGACACGTCGTCAGTGTGGGTATAGCTACCGTTGATGGTGCAATTTCCGATGTGCTTCGGATGCGCGGAGCGTCCACGCTGTCGAACGAGCTTCATGTTGCTCGCATCAAGCCTTCGCTCTTGACGTTCGACTTCTCGCACCTTTCTCTCCTTGTAGCCCTGACGCGGCCTGGTACCGATGACCGGGGGAGGAAGTGCGAGCAGGCAGCGTAGCATGGTCGCAGCTTCCACGGGCTTCATGGCGTTCGCCTCCAAACGCATCATCCCCCTCGCTATCTCATCGTCGCTTGGCAGGAACGTCATGTTCCAAGCGCCGAACGTTTCTCGGGGCGGCGTGTTGCCGGCTGCATCTTCTGCTGCCTGCTTCACGCGAGATAGCCATTGAGCTCGCCGACGTTGCTTGTCGGCCTGTCTCTGCACGTGCTTCGCATCTTCTGGGCGCGTGTGGACGAGCTCGCCTCCGGCGATGTAGGTGTACCCCAGGTGCGCAAGCTTCGTGATTGCCTGCGTTTTCGCCTTCTCGGTATCCTGCACCTTATCATCTCCGAAGTTGAACTGAGCCCAGTTCACGACTTCCACGACATCGGCCAAAGCCGCTTTCTCGCAGAAGGGGACAAGCGCATGCTTCACTCCGAGTGGATAAGTCTTCGTCAGCGCTTTGAGATCGTCCCTGGTGGCATTCCGCTTCGCCTTCTTCTCTCGTAGCGGTTTGCTCTTGTTCGGTGGAATGACGGTCTCACGTCCTATCTTCATGGTTCCACCGCTGTGGTGCCCTATGAGCTCCCGAAGGCGCTCCAAGGCACTCACATTGCGCGACACAGCCGTAGCTGAGAATTTGATGCCAGCACGCCGGGCCTTATCCACTAAGACACGGCGCACTTCATCGAGGCCAAACTCGTCGATGTCTTGAAGATTATCAGCGCGCATGATTCTCTCCAATTTTCTGTCATCGACGGACACGTTCACAGAGTCGGTTGTAGTCGTGGGTTGGTACGTTCTGCCTGCTTCTGGACTTGGCGGTAGCCTTTCGGCTTGGTGATTCAACATCTTACGGAGGTACCGGAAATGACCGCTG